CTTCAGGTTCCAAAACACTATCTTGTACCTTCAAAGCACCAATAGCTTCAATATTGGTTCTTAATAACATGGCTTGTTTAACCATACCTTTTAGTCCCTCAACACCACTTTTAAAACCAAATCCGCTTAAATTTTTTAGATTTTTTCCAATCTCAGCGGTATATTGTTTTCCACTTAATCCGGCTTGTCTACCTTCTTTAGCCATTTTACTTATTTCGGCAACTGCTTGTGATTGAGTCCCCCCAAATCTTACCATTTCAGCAACCATTCCACCAATTTCCTTCGTTGTCATTTGTGTTGCTTGTGATAACTCAACCATTTGGGTTATCGTCGTATCACTTACACTTACAACTTTTCCCATCCCATCTGAAATTCCAGCAACAGCATCAACAACATCAGTGAAAGTCCCTCCAATACTTACTGTTGATTTATATGCTTTATTAAGTCTATTTTGAAATTCTTCTGTGTTATTAACGACTCCACCCATACTTCTTTGTAGAGCCATAGATTGGTTCATCATACCAATCATTGTTTTTTCAATGTTTTTAAAAACTGTTAGTACGTCCCCACCCGCAACATTGGTTTTAAATGACTCATAAGCCGCATTTAAATTTTCTATTGTTGATTGGGAAGTCGCTAAATTTTCGGCGCTTTTATCTCCATCTCCTGTAAATAACCACATATTATATTTTTAAAATAAATATCAAAGATTAGTCTTTTTTAGAATGGACTTCAATTAACTTATTTATAAAATATTTTCTTTCATATGTAGGCATTATCATAATATCTGAATATGAAAAATTAGCATATTTAGTTAAATAAAAAATTTCATCCATTAACATTGTTTTATAACTCAAAGAAAGGCCGAAAAAATTCAACCCCAAAAGTTACCTCAACGGGTACTTTTTCTCCTGACGGGGCTGTTACAATTCTTGTTAAATCCATTTTTGGTTCTGAGTTTCTTAAAAATTTTCTAAGGTGTTTAGAATCAGAAATAGGCATTTGATTAATAAATGAAGATATTACGGCTCTATCTGTTTCCCCATCAATCTCAACTACTTGTTTTTCAAGTCTTTTAGTTATGACAGGAACAACCATTCCTTGTGGGTACCCTCTTGATAAATCATCTAATTCGTTATTTTCTTTTATATTTAATAATTTACAAACAACTGTTTTATTTGTTTTGGGTAAAACAGTGGTAAAGTGTCCATTCGCATCTGGTAAATTTTGAACATTCTTATAATCTATTTCGTCAAGTTTTATTGTTGCCTCAAATTCTTTATTGGTTACGGGATCAGTTATTCTAAAATTATATTCAGGTCCAAATGAAGTATTTCTTAAATACAATAATATCGCCTGTACATCAACATCAATCATTTGGGTAATGTCAAATCCTGGTTCGTAAATTTTATTTCTTAAAAGTGATGTGACTAAACCGTCTTTAGGTGTATTTTGTGATAATAATAAATTTTCATCGGCCGCTGTTAAATAACCAACCTTTAAAGATTCTTTTTTTGGTTTATAAAATATTCCTTTTGAGGGTAATTTAACTACGTCGTGTGGTAAATTAAAATCTTGTTGTCCATAAATTGCTGATTGATCCATAATAAATTTTTCTTAAAAAATAAATGATAAATGTTTTATGTAAACAAAAAACCCCACTTTGTTAGTGAGGTTCTTAAAATTATTTTTATATTTGTATTAGTAAACTAAAATACATCTATCAGGTCTAAGAGATGCCTTAACAGTAATTAATCCATCTTCACTATAACCTAATGAATCAAAATCAACACTAGTTAAAAATACACCTTGTAGAATCCACTTCTCAACAGCAACTCCCGTTGGGTCTAACATTTCTAAGTCAATATCTTTTTTGTAACCTGCAGCATAACCCATACGTCCTGTTACTGACTCAGCATGTAAACGAACCCACTCCATAAGTGCTTGTGAAGCTGATGGCCCAATTGGATCACGGAAAGTAACATCCATTGATTCCCAATTGAATCGTCCTGCAACATATGTAGAAGTGTTTAAGAATGGAATCTCAACATCTTTAATTGTAACTTTAGGTCTTGTGGTTGACTCAACATACCACGAGTTAATCCCCAAAGAAGATGGGAATGTCAATATAAACCTATTTTTTCTTTTAGGTTCGTACTGAAAGGGCATTTTCATTAATAAATCAGCCATGTCTTATTTTTTTAATTTGTTTTATTTATTTATAAATATCTATTGTTTTATTTTTTTTCTATTTACTTTTTTCCGGTTTAAAATTAATCTTCTACTAGACCGGACTTAATTATTAAACTTCTTTTTTTTCTCCTCCTTTAGTTAAATACATTCTTATAGGTTTTTCTTCATATTCTTTCTCTATAAAGTCTTTCATTTTATCAATATTTCTAGGATCGTCATCTGAAAAACCAATAAAAGGGATTATTTCGTCATTACTAATATCATTTTTAAAGTAACTCTTTTTTCCTATCTCATTTGCCATTTCTTTACAATAAGATATAAATTTTCTCATCGCAACTATCTTCCCCTCTTCGGGATTGGCTGCACTACCTTGTCCAAAAGTAACAGGTTCAAATTTACATAAGTCAAGATATTCCATTATTATATCTTTATCATTAAAGTTTAAATCTACCGATTCATCTATTGGATTGTCAGCCCAATTTCTATATAACTTTAATGATTTTACAACTTCATTACTATTAATTCCATTATGGTTAGATAAAATATAATTAAGTGTAGCCTCTTTTAATGTTTCAGGGTTGTGTCCTCTTGCCGTAATAATTGCAAAAATAGAACCCCCATTAATACATTCCACAAAGTCGTTCCAAGAAGGTCCTGGACTTGCAGACATCGCATCTATAATAAATCTTTTATCCCCTTTAATCCCAAAATTTCTAAATGGATCAGGTGCGTAACCAACAACAGTGGTACCTTTATAAGAAAATGGTTCACTACCTATTTGGTGTCTATGTTCAGCAAAATCTTCAGTTGACATAGGGACTTCCTCATCATTTTCAGTCATCAAAATAATTGTAGTTGGCATAAAAACAATATTATCATCCCAGTCAAAAGCATAGTATTTACAATCAGGTGTACCTTCAGAAGTTATACCTTCATTAATATTTCTACGTCTGACATAATTTAATACGTGTTTTCTAATGTCCATTACTTTTTAAGTTTCTCTAATAATTTTTCAAGTTGTTTTTCAGTTATTACAATGTTTTGTTTTTTTTCTGAAAATGTTTTAGGACTTTTTTGAATGTCACCGATAGATTCTTTAATAATTTTTTTTTCTATTTTCATAGCTATTTTATTTTATAAATATATAAGTGGGGAATATTTCTACTCCCCACATTTTTTATTAGATATTATCAAATGATGCCCCTGTTGGTGTTATCACAAATTCGATATCAATGTATTCTAACGCTCTTGTAGGTTTTAAGAAAATCTTACCTGTTAATGTGTTTGAATCTAAATCTTCAGGAGTGTTTGAAACCGTTACACGGAAATCTATCAAACCTCTATCTCTTCTGATACCATCCAATATTGGGTTAACCGAATCCAAGAAGTCTTGTCTTACTTTGTTATCGTTTTGTTCAAATAACAATCTAATTGCTACTGCTGAAATTAACTTACGAGCTTGTAACAATAATCTTCTAACATTGATTCTATCAAGTGCAGATTCTCTAATTTGCATTGTTTTATTACCCCAAATTACTGTACCCACATCTGAGAAAGTTGCGATTGGGTTGATTCTACCTTTATATAGAGTGTCTCTATCGTCTTGTGTCAACTTACGTCTTGCTCTAATTGCATTTACTAAACCTCTTGTGTAACCCGCAGATGCGAACCAAGGGAAAGCGATATTATCAGTTAACGCTAAATTTTTAACAACTTCTGATGTAGGTGGAATATAAATTTGGGTATTGTTAACTGCATCTCTTGTTAAAATCCAAGGGTAGTAAGTAGCGGTATAGTTAGAATCGATACCTGTTTCTTCTAAATTATCTACTGCTTGTTGAGGGAAAATTAATCCTTCTTCTATATCATTATATGTTGGTAAAAATAAATCAAAGTCAGGTGTTGTACAGATGTAGATAGAATCCGCTCTATCGGTTTCAATCATATCAATAGCATCCTCAACAAGGTTTGAGTTATTAACATAGTCAATTCCTGGTGTAGCGAAAACATTGATGTTTGTTGCTTCAGGATTTGCGAATGTATTTTGTCCCCATTTGTAGGCGTAAAAGTCAGTATTAGCCCAATTTTCTTGATTAGGTCCTGAAATGGCTTTAAACGCTCCCCATCCTGTTGCGGTAGGGTAAGTTATACTTGCTTCTGCACCATATTTAAATCCTGTTTGTCCTAATGCAAATAAATCTGAATTAGTTCTATATTCTCTATAGATATCCCAACCATCAAAACCACCATATGCTAGTACTGTAAATTTACGAGTATTAAGTCTATAATATGGACTTGAACTATCTGTTGGTTCTGAGTTGAATGACCCAATACCTACTTCAAACGCTGACTGTCCTGATGTTGCATAACCATTTGCAATTGTAACAACAGTTGCTCCACTATCCATGTGGAAACCTTTTGTTAAATAACCCCAAGCAGGTCCTGTAGTATCAGTACCTAAATTAGCAGGTAATTGTTTTCCTTTATATTCAAAGAAATCATAATCAATTCCAGTTATGTTAGATATACCTAAGTAAGCCTTTCTTGGGTTTTCCCCACTTGAAATCACAGGGTTATCTCCACCATTAGAAGAACCAAAAGGTGGGTTATAAATTACATCACCAGGTTGTAAATATTTTGTTTTATAAACTAAGAATGGTGGTGTTGCGTTTGCGTATTCTCTAGAAATGAATCCCTCAAATCCACAAGGTAATGCATCAATTGGAGCCTCTTCACTCATCTCTAACATTACATATTTAGATTTTACTTGATACTCTCCATTAGATGTTCCAATCTTATTTGCCACATAGTTATTTTGACTTGGATCTAAAGAACAATTAGTAAAGCTTTCAATGACTCTTGGATTTTGATCAGTGTCATAAAAATCTCTAATAAAAACATCAAAAGTACTACTATTAAATGATATGTTACCAATAGACATTTTCACAAGTCTATTTGCTGCACTACCATCAGAGATTAAAACAAACTTAAATAATTTATAAACTTTATTACCTCTAAGTTCCGATACTAAATATGGTGTCTCAGGTGTTTGGTACTGCTCTAAATAAAATCCGATTGAATCAGGATCTAAAGATCTTGCACCTGGTAATTCAATAATATCACAGTCTAAACCTCTAATTTTACCTGCTCTATAACCACTTGTTAATAAACTTGTATATGTTTCCTCAACAAAAAGAGGAACCTCAGTCCTATCTTTACCAAAGTTGCTTCTACCAAATACTTTAGATATAAAGTTTTTATCCGTTGATAACATTGATGTTTGGAATTCGAAGTTATCTCCGTCATATGTAACTCCTGAAATAAGGAATGGTGCATATGGGTTTTTAGTTACTGCTGAGTATGAACCTGTACAGATCATTTGTACATCAGTTGTACCCGTTACCTCATAATTAGGTCCCGATTGTGTTGAACTATAATTAGAAATACCTCTAGATCTTAAAGTTGCTACAACTAAATCGTCGTAATCTAAATAAGGTGTACCTGAATAATTTGTATTATAGAACACACAAGATCCTGAGAAGTTACCACCTGTTCCCGTTAAAGTGCTTAACGCCGCACCGAAACCTTGTCCGTAGTAAGAACTCACATCATTTACTTGTGAGTAATTAAACAATGCATAATACCAAGCATCATTGGTAGACGCTGATAAGTTAGCCAAAGATAAATTAACATTATTAACTCCGAAGTTCTCAGTATAAGCAGTAATAGTACCCGTACCATTAAGTGTTGTACCTGTTACCAAGTTAAATGTTCCTGCACTAACAGTTCCCCAAAAAACTGCTGAAGAACCTGAAGATGATGAACCAATAGCAAATAAATTAACTTGATTTGAAATGTATGTTTTTAAATCTTGGTCGATAGTTGATGTACTACCATTAAATTCAGTATACGTATTGTAAAAATTATTATTTACGTTAATAATGCCAGGGACTGACATATTATATGTAATATTTGCACTTGTTCCTGTTGTTCCTGTAAAAGTTAGTACTGTTGACGAAACCCCTGTTGCTGCAACTGTTCCTGGATCAACATTACCTATGGTTGTTATTGACCAAGAAGGTCCTGCGTCATACCCTGATAACCCAAGAACTCTTGTAACAAATAATTGATTTGATTGTTGCAAATATGCTTTCGCAATATAAGCTAATTCATATTTAGGTATTTGTGTATTAACAAATTTTTCAGGACTAGTACCTCCAAAATATACTTGGAACTCGTCAAAATTAGTTATAAATATTGGTTCAAACGCCGGACCCTGAAGAGTTTCTCCAGCCAAACCTAAAGTTGTTACACCTACACTTTGTGCAACAAAAGTTAAATCTCTTTCTGAAGTATAAACCCCAGGTGAAACGAAAACTTTGTTTGATGATGCCATTTTTTTCTGTATTTTTTATTTATGGTTTTATTTTTTTATATAAATACCTCGAAAAAAACCAAAAAACTTTACATTTAAATAATATTTATTATGTGGTGAGAAAAAATTCTACCTTTTTTCTACCCATATAATTTATTAAAAATGAAAAAAATAAAAAACATAAAAATATCAGTAGAATCACATGAAATACTAAAAAAGTATTGTGACGAAAATAATTTAAAGATGTACAAATTTTTGGAATCTTTAATTAAAAAAACTTGTGAAAAGAAAAAGGATATATACGGGGACACTATTTAAACTAAGTACGCCACCGTTTTTATAAATGAAGTTTTTGTTATGTCATCTTTATATGCTTGAATTAATAATGTGTCTCCATCATTAACTTGTATCACATCTAAATCATCACCAACATAGTTACCGTTGATATAAACCGAAAAACTTGATGCGCAAGATATACCTTGAGTTAACGTCCCACCAGTAACATTACTAAAATTAGGTACTGTCCCTCCTTTAACACATATTGTGTTTGTGTTTCCTGAGCTCAAAGATAATGTTATTATATTTCCCGAACAATTAGTATAAGTTAAATTAGTATTTGTTATTGCACTATAAGTTGTGTTATAACAATTAATTAAATTTTCTTGTCCTGTAACTTTTAAATCTGCAGTATATCTAAAAACTTCACTTAACTGTGTCACTCCACTTAAAAAAGTTATATCTAAATCTCCCCAGATCGGAAGAG